ATTTGGTTTTCAGACACTTAAATGTATTAAATCTATCTCTTTTTTCAAAGGAAATACCTCGATTTTTTCAGTTCTTATATCGAACTCACGTTATCAATAATAAAATCATTGATATTTTACTGGAAATATATCGTTCCGGAGCAAAGTCCGTTCATGCCGATATGGGAATCCCTTTGTTTTTATACATTAAGAAAGATTTGTTTTTTATGCTTCTGATTGGGCAAACAGTAGATAAAGGAAAAAAATTAATTTCTGATATACAGGCCCAATTGCAGTACAATCAAAGACTAACAAACGATTATGGCAAACGTTATAAATATGGCGATTGGTCGGAGGGCGATTTTAGTACTATAGACGGTGTAAAGTTTGTTAGCCGTGGTTTTCGTCAGTCTGTACGTGGTTTGAGAGAGCAGGCAGAACGGCCTGATTATATTGTTATTGATGATGTTGACAGCAAAGAATTATGTAATAACGAAAAACGTTCCCGCAAAGCTTATGAATGGGTTTGGGAAGATTTAAAAGGGACTTTTGACGAAGGGGCAAAACGCAAAAGATTTGTTTGTGCTAATAACAATTTCCATAAAAATACCATTATAAACCAACTGAAACAGGAGTTTGAGAGAATTAACGAAAAGGCTAAAGCTGTAAAACGCAAACTTAAGCACTTTGTAGTTACAGCAAAGGCCGTTAAGGATTTGCACACTTTTGAGCCTAGTTGGCCACAAAAAACCGATGCTGATTATTGGCGGACTAAATTTGAAGAAACGCCCTATCGCTCCTTTATGCGTGAGTACATGCACGTGCATATACAAGACGGGGAAATTTTCAAACCTGAATACATTCAGTATAAAGAAATGCTTCCCCTGGATCAATATGACGCTTTATGTTTTTATGGCGATTTATCGTATAAAGATGCAGGCGATTATAAAGGGATGGGATTGGTTGGTAAAACAGGCCGGGAGTTTCATTTAATCTTTTGCCATTTACGTAAAACATCCAGAAAAGCTATTGCTACATGGTTGTATGACCTGGTAGAAGACAACAAATTATTAGGTTTCAACATTCGCTACCTAATCGAAGGGTTGTTTGCAATGGATGATTTTGTCAATGATTTTGATATTGAAGGCGATGAGCGGGGCTGGTACGTTCCGGTTACTGCAGACAAAAAAAGTAAAATCGACAAATTCGACCGTATCGAAAGTATGGCAGGCCATTTTGAAAGGCGTAATGTTTTTTTTAATGCTAAGTACAGGGGCAATAACGACTACCAAACTATGGAAGACCAATTGTACGCTTTTGAAAAAGGCAGCGGTGCAAATGATGATGGCCCGGATTTTTTACAATCAGGAATATCCGAAGTGAATAAAATTTCATTTGTAACCAAGTTTGAGCCGAAAACCATGAGCCGAAAAGAATTGATTAAAAACAAAAAAAACCGCTACTAATGAGCCGATTTATAAAAGATACCGATTATGATGTTTTGATCCGGACTGAAATCAAAAACATTTTATTAGAAAATTATAGTATAACCAAACTGCAAAGTGCCGAACAAATGGCAATCGCCCAAATCAAAAACTATTTAGCCGGGCGTTATAATGTCGCTTTGATTTTTAAGTCTTTATTGCCCCCTGCACCGGGCGGGGGCGAACAGTTAGATACCCGGAACGCTTTTATCGTTATGATAACTATTGATTGTGCTTTATATCATTTATATTGTTCGATTGCGCCAAATAAAATCCCTGAACATCGTTCGAACCGTTATCAGGATGCTTTGGAATGGCTTAAAATGATGGCAGAAGGCAAAGGCAATGCCGACTTACCATTACTTACCGATGCACAAGGAGAGGTTAAAGATTCCTTCCGGTTAAGCAGTAGAAATACATTTAACGATAACAAATGGTAGCAGCCCGATTTAAAACACGTTTAAACTCCATTCTAAGGCAATATTTTACTTTTTATGAAAAGGAATTCAATACATAAGATTAGGAACGCACAGGCGCGAAATTTTAACCCTGTAGCCACAACAGACACACAGCCCTTAAAATCGGGAAAACGAAACGCGGACGGCATCATTATGCAAATCGCGAAAGCTTACAAAGACCGAAGCCGAAAAGAAATACAAACGTGGCGTTTGGCGTTAATGGCTATCGAGCATATCGATACGCCTCGTTATAACCGCTATTTTGATTTGGTTGATGATTTACGCACTGACGGTACTTACAAGACACAATCACTTTTGCGTAAGTCTGCCACCCTTAGCGTAGGCTTTCAAATTAGAAATAGAAAGACAGGCGAAGTTAACGAACAAGCTTCTGAACTATTTCAGCAAAAGTGGTTCTACCGGTACTTAGGGATGGAACTCGAAGCCAAAATAGAAGGTACCCGGATTATCGAATTTTTAGAGTTTGACGGCCACAACATCAGGTTTGCAATTGTGCCGCCACGTAATACAGTACCATCCCAAAAACGTATTTATCCTGATTTAGGTAAAGACAAAAATTTTATCCAGTACAATGATCCTATTTACAAGCCGTGGGTCATAGAACTAAACCCGGACAATCCGCTAGGGATTATTAACGATATCATTCCCAATCTGATCTGGAAAAGAAACGTCGCGCAATCTTGGGCGGAATTTTGCGAAAAATTCGGAATGCCAATGGTTTCGGCAACTACAAACAATAACAGTACCGATCATATCGATAAGGTAGAAAAGCAATTACTGGCCTTAGCGGAAGCTTCTGTAGGTGTATTTCCCGAAGGCACGACGATTAAATTTGACGAAGCTAACAGGACGGATGCCTACAATGTCTATTCAAAATTCATTGAGCAAAACAGCAATGAAATTTCGGGCGTTTTGGTCGGTTCTAATACCCTGGGACAAGATGCGGCCAACCGTTCGCAAACCGAAGTACACGAGCGTTCTTTAGATTATAAAATCAGTCAATCCGACCGTAGGGATATTGCCTTTAACGTGAATGACGACCTTTTGCCAATGCTCAAAACGCAAGGGTACAGTTATATCTCTGACGATGATGTTTTTGAATGGATTGAAAGCAAAGAAGAAATAGACCTTAATCAATATTGGGCCATCGTACAGGGGATAATGCAAAATTTTGATGTAGACCAGGACTGGCTTTCCAAAACTTTTAATATCCCAATTATTGGCGCAAAACTACCTGTAACAACTGAAAATTTATTGACCGAAGCAAAAATTCAATCTATGCTTATATACAAAGCATTACAACTACATGATAAAAATGAAGAAGCAAAACCTACCGGGCAAAAAAATAGCGGTTCAGGCAATGAAAGTTGGAGAAGACCAGACTACTCATAAATGTTGTGGAACCCACTTTCCAACAGCAGCTACACCAAATAAAATATTAGGCGATTTAACTAATAAATTACTTTCGGCACTTTGGGACAACGAAGACACCATTGGCATACAAGGGAATATTATTGTAGAAGAAGCCTTAGAGCTGGTCAGCGGTTTAAAATCCGGTTACGGCACAACTATAGGCTATAATACACCTGATACTTTAGCTTATCAAATGATGGAATACAATTTGTTTGAGTTTTCGGCATCGAAAACAGAAGCCCGTTTAGCGGCCATGACGGAATTATTGTTAGACCAGGAGAAAAATGAAATACGATCTTATCCTGATTTTGAAAAAGCAGCAAGTGAAAAAGCAGCTGTATTTAATAAAGAATGGTTGCAAACCGAATACAATTTGTCCGTTGCTGTAGGACAAAATTCAGCAGCCTATTTACGTTTTAAAGCGCAAAAAAATGATTTCCCTTATGTAGAATATCAAACTATTGGGGACAGTAGTGTACGCAATGAACATGCTAAATTAAACGGTATGGTATTCAGTTTAGACGATCCCCAAGCCATGCGGTTATGGCCGCCTAATGGTTATAATTGCAGGTGTGAAATGCTGCAAACCAATGAAAAACCGAAAGCGGTTACTTCGGGCAAAACAGCCCAGGAGATTTTAAATTCAGAAGATGCGAAATGGTCAACCGGCCAGTTCAATATCAATCGTGGCGATTTGAAACAGGTATTTACAAAAAAGCAATTTTATAGTACCAATAAAGGATTGCCCGAAAAACTGAATAATATGACTTTTGATAAATATGATTTATCTAAATGGGAGACGTTTAAATCCGGTTTAAATAAAATAGAGCTAGACGAAACGATTACCCCTGACAATGTAAAAGAGTTGTTCAAAAAAGAAAAAGATACTAATTACATGGGCTTTAAAGACTATTACGGACGTAAAATGATTTTAAACGAAACTAATTTTAATAAGCATATCACGGGGAAATACCTAAATAAACAGGAAAACAGGCATCAAATGTTCCCGCACATCAAAGCTGTATTAAATAGCCCGGACGAAGTCTGGTATAATACCCAGGATAAACAGGAGGGGAAGTTTCAGTCCCGTTATATTAAATTTTACAACGATATGATGTTTATAATTGATTGCGAAATGAAAGCAGACGGCTTACAAATTAAAACCTGGTACCAGGCAAAAAAAGAAGACCTGAACTTACGTAAAGGTCTTCTTATCAGGAATAAAGCTAAATAACACCTGTAACTTAATATTACCTTCACGCTATGCTATTCCTATCACTTTAAGCGCTAATGTTAAAGGTCTTATTACAACTTGATAATACAAAGATATAAAAATATATAATATGGCAACAAAATCAAAATTGGAACTCTTAATGGTATTGAGCGACAAGCTATTTAACAATAAGCTATCGCAAGTGCAAGCAAAACTATCAGGCGCTACTGATAAGATGGATGCTAAGTTGAATAAGTTTTCAGGGAATCAAGTAAAAATAGCCGCTGGAGTTGCTGGGGCTTTTGCTGCTATAGGCGGTTTTGCACTTATAACATCAGGACTTAATAAAAGTATTGAAGCTACTGAAAAATTTGATACTGCTTTTTTACCTATTAAACAACTCAATTTAGACAAAAGCAAAAGCGAAATAAGTAGTTATCGTAACCTCATTAGGGACAGTGCTTACATAGTAGGAACCTCACTAGAGGCATCTACACAAGGTTTCTATGATTTGCAGTCAGCAACCGGTTTGTACGGAAAAGATGCTGCCGAAGTATTTAAAACAGTTGGCAGGTATAGCATTGCTACCGGTGCCAATTTAACCGATTCTATCAATTCAACGACCAAGGCAATGAAAGCTTTTGGCATTGGAGTAATTGGCATAGATGCGTTATTAACTTCAAATGCTAAAACAGTGCAAGTAGGTATTACCACTTTTGATGAACTTGCACGGGTACAAACTGAATATGCAGGCGCTACCAGTGCAGCCGGGCAATCTGTAGACACAGGAAATAAAATTTTTGCCATGTTTACATCAATTTCTAAAAACGCTGATATTGCCGCTAATATGACAAAGACATTTTTTGATGGTTTAGGACAGCAAACGAAACAAATAAAAGACTCTTTAAATATAAATGTTTTTGACACTAAGGGCAACATGAAAGATGCGGATAAATTACTTATAGAAATTAGTAATAAGTTCAAAAACATGAGCGACAAACAAATTACTGAGGTAATCAATAAAATTGGCGGCCCTGAAGGTCTACGTGGTGCCTTGGCAAAAGTAAAAACAGGGGCCGAAGATATGATTAATACTTTCAATGCTTTTGATAGCTCTACATTTAATCTAAGCGATGCTTTAAAAAATGCTGAAGGTGATTATGGCAAAATGAAAGAACTATTTGGTAATCGTATGGAAATGGTATTTTCTAAAATGGGCGAAAAAGTACTTCCTATATTGGCTGGTATATTTGATAAGATGAACCCTATGCTTGATTGGTTATATAAAAATGTGGATTGGCTAATTCCTGCAATTGGCTCTTTTGCTTCCGTTTTAGGAGTCCTTACAGCTGGCGTTTGGTTATTTAATGTCGCTATGGCGGCTAATCCTGTTGGTTTAATTGTTTTAGGTATAGCAGCCTTAATCGGCTTAATTACAGCTATAATTGTGAAGTGGGATGAATGGGGTGCTGCATTATCTATTTTTATGGGGCCTATAGGTATAGTTATAGGTGCTTTTAAATCTATATACGACCATTGGGAAAGTATAAAAAATGCTTTTAAAACCGATGGTATTCTAGGGGGTTTAAAACGTATAGGAATGGTTTTACTGGATGTATTACTCAAGCCATTGCAACAAATATTAGAGACCGTTGCAGAATTTGACCCTACAGGATGGGCCCAAAAAGGAGCTGACAGCCTCAAGGCTTTTAGAGAATCTAATGACCTGGTTACACCGGGTGAAACAAATACCGAAGCCTTAGCTGCTAAATCGCCCCTTGATGCTAATAACCCATTAGCAAAAGCCCCTGTTGCCGGAGGTAAAAATGCAATGTCTGCAGGTACAAAAAAACAAGGCGAACAAGTAAGCAAAGTGGCCGGCCAAGCCAATCAGGTACGCAAGATTGAAATAAAGATTGATTCATTTAATAAAGGAGGAATTAATGTGGCACAATCTGCCTATGCAGGCATGACCAAAGAAGATATTGAAGCTTGGTTTAAAGAAATGCTAAGGCGTGTCATTATTAATGCTGAAACTGCCTGATTATGACAAAATTTACAAATTTAAGCCCAGACTTTCTTTTAAAATTAAACAAGTTGCAAAAATTACAGCGTAAATTTCCAGACATAGCAGGTATTGAAGCTGTAAAGTTTAGCAAAGAACGTTTTGTTAATAAAAACTGGATCGACAAAACAGCAGAACCGTGGCCCCCACGAAAAAGTAAAGCCCCCGGTTCTTTAATGGTTGGCAAAGGTTCGGGACGATTGAAACGCTCTATCCGGAAGTTAAAAGTAACCTCCAATAGTGTAACCATAGGTACCGATGTACCTTATGCGCAAATACACAATGAGGGTGGAACTATAAAAAAAACCGTTACAGTTAAAAGCCATAGCCGTAAACGTAAAGGGAGAAACGTAAAGGTTAAAAGCCATAGCCGTAAAATGAACCTTACAATGCCTAAACGACAATTCATAGGCGAATCGTCAAAGCTAATGAACCGCATCGAAGAGTTACTGGAGACCGAAATAAATAACATTTTAAAATAGTTTAAACCTTGTTTAAATCACTATAGATATGAAAGCGTTCTACACTAAATTAATTGAAACTTTTGAGAAACCAAGCAACAAACAATTGTTTTTAAGCCAAAATATAAGCCCTGTCGGATATATTGATCTATATGCGGGCCAGGATCAGTTTGAAGATAATTTTGAACTATTTGCGCAGCCTGCTTTATTAGTAGATTGGAATATCGACCATAGTGGTGATGTGCCTGCTGTTAACATAAATTTTTATTGTTGTTATGAGCAATTGCGTGATACCAGTAATCGGTCATTAAACAGGTATTTGGGTTTAAAATTCCTGGATTATGTGGCAACTGTAGACCAAATAGTCCGTGGAATTGAAAGCGAAGCTACCGGAAAGATGGAATTGGTTACTGAGGGATTTAATAAAATGGATAGCATTGTGGATATTTATTTGCTAACCTATACCTGTAATGGTAAGAAATTAAAAAGCCCCCAACAATATGAAGAGGGCACCTATGATACTTTAAAATTACAAACTAATCTAACTTATGATATAGACTAATCTAATAAAATAAGCCTTTCGGGCAGTTTTTGTTCCAGGATAAACAGCTTGTTTTTTCGTTTTACTAAATGTAATGTATAGCTGCCTGTATGCTTATAATTGCGGTGGTTTGTTTTCATAAATCGCGTTATTTTCTCTTTATATTCTTGTTTAATATAGCGGTCAAATTGCAAAGAAGTAAGTGTTTTAGTAAACGTAATGCTCCCTGCTTCGGTAAGCCTTTCTGTAGGTTTCTGAGCTACTCTAGGAAATGTTTTATCCTGCTGGGCAAAACTTACTGACGTAATGAATAGAAAGAGAAAAAGGGCTTTCATAATTTACCAAAATTTGCTATATTATCAGATAGCTTTATGTTTAAGGTCTTTAATTCATGTTTATATATTGCCTCATTGATACCGTTTAAATCCCTAACATAATCAGCTTTTTCAGATGCTACAGTATTAATATTTCCTTTATCCCAATCTAAAGTATCCCAAAAAAAGGTACCTAATTCAAGACCAAAAAATCTAACAACATCCCGCTTTTCTTTATCATAATAAATTGTAACCCTAATATTATCTTCCTTATTTAATATCCAATTATAGACTTGGTCTCCCGCAATATTGTCAACTTCTGGGGTTCTGTATTTAGCTTTTAATTCATCAATGCTTAAAGTACAAAAATCTTTAACTACAGTACTCGGTTCGAATGTCTCTCCAGTAGAATCTATTTTTTTACTATTCCCTGTAAATACTGAAATTAAAAAAATAATAAATATTATAAGTGCTGGTAAACAACCAAATTTAATGACTGGTTTTTGCAGTTTTTCGCCGAAAGTTAGTTCTCTCATAAATTTTATTTAAGTTTTATCAAAAGTAAAAAACCTTTTCAAGTTAATGAAAGGTTTTGAATTAAACATTTTAGTTTAAATTTTTATAAATGAACCTGCCTAAATCATTGTATATTTTATCAAGTAGCGGGCTTTCTCTAATTTCTGATAAGGTTTCGCCATTTTCAACATTGTAAGGGATCGCATAAATAGAAAAATTGCTATTTTCATAGCCTATAACACATACAAAATCGTTTAAAATATCTTCACCTGCAGGGAAATCTACGGCTAGATAAATCCTTTTTGGGCTATTCTTATAATAGTCATTAAAAACACTATATACAGAGGCTATATCCCCGCCTAAATCAAGGCCTACAAAATTTGCTTTATCCTCTTTGTCCTCTACAAACATTTGAAAAGGATAAAAACCAAAGCTATTGCAATGGTTTAAAAATTCAATCTTTACTAATTGATCTACAAAATCTTTTAAATCTTTCATTTTATTGTTTTTAAGTGTTTAATTATATTCGTCATTGTATCTTTTTTGATTAATCCAGGTGACCAAAAGAGCTTTATTTATTTTGGTACGTACCAGGTAAGCATCATAACTGGGCAGTTTAGAAAAGCATTTGATTTTATCAACAAAATCTAAACTATTAAAGGCTTTTTCGGCTTGTTCCCGCTTTTGTTTTAGATTGTATTTGTCCCATAAAGTATTAAACTTGTAATCGTCCAATTTAAGTTCGATGGTTACTATTTTCTTGAACTTTGACCATGCTTCAATCATTGCTACATTTTCGGGAAAGGTTTGTTTTCGCAGTAAATTAGAAAAGCCTGAACCTTTTAAATTGAGGAAACAGTGTAAAATACCGTCTGATTTACGGTACTGGAATATCCATTTATCTTTAGTGGCAATGAGGGTTACTTCGTAAGTGGTGTACTCTTCCATAATACTTTTATTTTAGTAAATACTTTATGGGTTTGGTGTGTTTAAAATTCTTTGCTATTTCGATTGCTTCCGCTTTTAACCGTGCTTCGGTTTCAAAGATGGTTTCGCTTTTCGTTTCGGGCTTTTTACGTTTTTTATTGATGTGCATCAGGTTAATTTTTGATTTAAATAGTTACAAAAGTTAATTATTAAGTAGTAGTCATCCTGATCTAACTGAAGCAACTCTCGATCTAAATTTGCTTTAAATCTAAGCTTACGTTCCAACAATTCAGCTTCATGATATTCGACGGTAATTTTATATTGTTTGGATTTATCTTTGCCCAATAAACTGAATGATTTTCGGGCAAATTGTAGTGCTACGGTTTTAGCAATTGACAATTGTATTTTACCTTCAGTAGTATTTTCAAATTGAAGCTTTGAGAGTAAAATATTTACTCTATTAAGCACCGGAGGCTTTATAAATATTTCTACTTTCATAATCAAACTCTATAAATTGACAATTCAAAATTTTGTTTTTTCTCATTCGAAAACCTTGCGTTTTGAAGGTCATGCATCGATGTATGTACAGCAATTCTACAAATGGTTACACAATATTCAAATTGATCTTGTAAAGCCAGCATTGTAAATGATTTATACCTAGCCATAATAGCATGAGTATTCAAAATCTGGATTTTAAATTTTATGTCTTGTTGTTGATCGCCAACTATACTATTCAGATACTTATTGAATTTATTATTTTTCACTTTATAAAGGTTTTGAGATTTGTAATACTACATAACCAGGTTCTAGCCCTGGAACGTCATTTATGATAAAATTTATTTTTCGTATTACTTGGCTGCCTGTATATTTTCCAGTATTTGGGTCAAATTCATTAAGAATTAAAAGGTCTCTTTCCTG